TCCGATGATCATCATGCTTTAAATTACATTGTTCAGAGCACAACGAGTGACTTATTCTTGCGTCAAGCTACAAAAATTTATGAAGCGCTGAGCAACACCAAATCTAAGATTGCTTTTTGTGTGCATGACAGTTTAGTAATTGATTATTCCTTCGAGCAAAACTCATTGCTTAAAGACCTTATAGAAACGTTCTCTGAAACCGAACTGGGAAAATTTAAAGTCAATGTTAGCGTAGGTAGTAATTTTGGCGAACTAAGGAAGATAAGATAGTGGATACTATAATTGGTCTAGGTGAAGCGGGGTGTAATATTGCGGAGGAGTTTTTAAAATACCCGCAGTATAACGTGTACATGATAGACTCAGCTAAGAGAAAGACCGAGGCAAAGTTCAAGAAACTAGTAGCACGCGACTCACATGAAGAATATGAGAGCAAGTGCCCCTCTATGAAAGCTTTCTTTAAAGATGTTAAAGGCTCCGTACTTTTCGTGCTAGGAGGCTCTGGTATGATCACAGGAGCGAGCCTCAAAATTCTCTCTTACCTAAAAAAATGTAAAATAAATATCCTTTTTGTTAAACCGGATCTGTCACTAATGACAGAAAATAAGATAATTCAGCACAAGATTGTTTTTCAGATACTACAACAATATGCGAGAAGTTCGGTTTTAGAGAGGATGTACGTGGTTGATAATGTAAAGCTTGAAAACATTTTGGGAGAGCTACCAGTTATAGGTTATTACGAAAAAATCAATTCTCTTGTGGCCTCAACGGTACACATGTTGAACGTGTATACCAATATCAATTCTGTTATGAACACCTTTTCTCCTCCTCGTGAGTCCGCACGGATATCTACCCTAGGTCTTCTTAACCCGGAAACTGGTATCGAACAAACTTTTTATGATCTCCAGCACCCCAGAGAGAAACTATATTTTTATGCGATAAACCATGATAAGCTTCTTTCTAACGGCTCTTTAATGAAAACGATCACAGGTCAGGTAAAATCAAAAGCCGAAGAAAAACTTCGTACATCTTACGGTATTTTTTCTACAAATTATGAGCAAGATTACGGATATGTCATTTGCCACGCAACTTATGTGCAAGAAAGTGATATATAGACTTTACTAGCTTAGCAGTGTGCTTATTATAATAGAGTCTGCAAAGATAATCAACTAGGCGTACGGAATATTTGCCGGCGCCCGCCATAAGGAGAAAAAATGGGTATTGATTTAGAAAAGATGAAACAGAAGAGAAACGCTCTTCTCAACAAGGATCCAAACCGAGAAATCTTTTGGAAGCCTCAAGACGGAGATACTGTAATTCGTATCGTCGCTACCCCTGACGGAGATCCGTTTAAGGAGTATTGGTTCCATTATAATTTGGGCAAGACTCCAGGTTTTCTGAGTCCGAAGAAGAACTTCAATGAGTCAGATCCTTTGGACGACTTTGTTCGGAAGCTGTTTAATGAGCGATCGGATGATAGTCTTAAGATGGCTAAGAATCTCATGGCACGTCAACGTTTCTTTGCTCCCGTTGTTGTACGAGGGGAAGAAGAGAAGGGTGTACAGATTTGGGGATTTGGAAAGCGAGCCTATCAGGATCTATTAGATTTAGTACTTAATCCGGACTACGGTGATATCACTGATCCCGAGAGCGGTACGGATCTTAAGATTACGTATGGTAAGCCACCAGGACAGCAGTTCCCGGTAACCACTATTGTACCGCGCCGTCGGTCCTCAGTTCTGAACGAGGACGATGCGGTAGCAGCACAATGGCTGGATAATATTCCGGAGTTTGCTCAGGTCTTTGACCGGAAGACCCCGACGGAGGTCGGGACTCTTCTTGACGAGTACCTCTCTGGTAATCTAGACGCTAGTGCGGACACTGAGGCAGCAACCACCAAGTATTCTGGTGATTCAGCTTCCTCTGTCGACAAAGCGTTTACAGAGCTGTTAAGCGCTTAAGTATTTAGCGCTACAACAAGTGTGGGGGGAGGAAACTCCCCCCACTTTTTTAAATTTAAAGTAGGATTTTATGGCCAAGTCATCAAAAAAATTAGGTAGATTATCTATTTCTGAAATGAAATCTTTGATTAATAAGAAGGCAGGCGCAGAATTGGCGTTTGACCTCTCCAAAGATAACCCGACAGATGTAAAAGAATGGATCCCCACGGGCTCTCGATGGCTAGACAGTATGATCTGCAAAGGCAAGCTCGCTGGCATTCCTGTCGGCAAGGTCGTCGAGATAGCGGGCCTGGAATCAACGGGCAAATCCTACATGGCGGCACAGATCGCAGCTAACGCTCAGAAGATGGGCATCACCGTAGTATATTTTGATTCGGAGTCTGCGATCGACTCAGGGTTCCTACAGAAGTCTGGGTGTAACACTGACGAAGTGTTATACGTTCAGGCACAAAGTGTTGAATTCGTATTAGAGACGATCGAAGAGCTTCTGGGATCGGGAGAAAATAAATATTTGTTTATCTGGGACAGCCTAGCTTTGACACCAGCTGTCAGCGATGTGGAGGGAGATTTTAACCCGCTGTCTTCTATGGCAGTCAAAGCAAGGATCCTAGCCAAAGGTATGTCAAAGCTAACAGTACCGATTGCTAACTCTAATTCTACTTTTCTGGTATTAAATCAGCTTAAAACAAATATCACGAATAATAGGTCAGAATTGTTAACAACGCCCTATATAACACCAGGCGGGAAAGCAATGCATTATGTTTATTCCCTGAGAGTATGGCTTACTAGCCGCAAAGCAAAAGCTAGTTTCGTCGTAGATGAAAAAGGATTTAGGATAGGTTCGGAAGTAAAGGTAGAACTGAAAAAGAGTCGTTTCGGTACTCAGGGCAGAAAATGTGCTTTCAAGATCCTCTGGGGGGATGCTGTAGGGGTGCAAGACGAGGAGAGTTGGTTTGAAGCCATCAAATCGTCTGAGTCAATAGAGCAAGCAGGTGCATGGTTTCGCTTAGTGTACAAAGATGGCTCCGGAGAAAAATTCCAGGCCGCAAAATGGGCTGAGAAAATTAAAGAAGAGAAATTCAGAAATAGAGTTCTAGAACTAATTGATGAAGAAGTAATTTGTAAATTTGACCGCCGCCTAGGCGAAGCAGCAGATTTTTATAAGGTTGAAGAAGAGGAATAATAGAATGAAGAACGTTTTAATTTTAAGTATGGTTTTGGGTACCCTGGTAACACCTGCCCTAGCACAGGTCACTCCCACGGACGTGAAGGTTGCACCGGGTACCCCGCATATGCCTTACACAGGTATATCAGATGGTAACATCTACTATGAGGACCTGGTGGTAATTGAAATAGAAGAAATTTATTCTTCTTATTATAACCGAAACATATACCAAGTTATTTCTTACAATGAGATCGACGAGAGCACTGAATACATAACAGTCACTCCCGATACATATTCATATAACTGGGTCTACCGGTTGTACACCGATTACTTTTATCAAAACACAATTGATATTACAGCGCGCGCCCCAAGAGCTAGCCACTTCGCTACGTTACCATATTATAATTCAACTACTATAAGTGTTGGAAACTTTATCCAGCCTGTACACAAAATCCACCGGCCAAAACCCAGGCCCAGGAATATTTTTAAGTATACTAAGCACAGCAAGCCTAGTTTTACAAAAACTACCAGGACCATGGGCCGGAAAATGCATCCATCCCGTCGCGACCGACACAAGAAATATGTGGTTAAGCACAAAAAGCCCACTAAGAAAATGTCGCGTGCCAAACGCCGCACTAAAAAAACGTTCAGACAAATACCCTAAAGCCGGTTTAGCATACTAATTATAGTGGAGCCGACTAATGGATATAAACACTTTAAAAAAATTAATTGTAGAAGAATTATCTGAAAAAGATATTATTCAAGCAGAGTGTTTAATCCACACCAAACGTGATGCGAACATCACCGATATTCTTACCAATATCAGGGCTCTACCTGGTGTTACAATCGTCAGCATGCTTGGTTCATCTAAGCAGGTTTCCCTATATAAAGAGATCTCAAGGATCAGAATTAAATTTTTACCCTTGACAGGCTCGGTAAAAGAGTATATTATATTCTTAAACAAAAAGGTCAGGACTTTCCCTACTGTATTTTCATTTAAAGTACTAGATTACGCGAAAGAAGACCTTTTAAGAAAAAATAACTCATAAACAGGAAAATAAATTGTCCCGTCGCAAAAGAGTGGTCATCATTGACCAACTTAACCTATTCTTTAGGTCGTATATCGTTAACCCATCCTTGTCAACTAATGGATTCCCAATTGGTGGGCTGAAAGGCACGATCGCCTCTTTGCAAAAAATATGCAGAGAGATCAACCCAGACCAAATTGTTTTTTGTTGGGACGGACCGGGAGGCTCTACTAAAAGAAAGCAAATCTTGAAAGACTACAAGGCCGGTAGAAAGCCTATTCGTCTCAATAGGGGTGTAAGGACTTTATCTCCCGAACAAGAAGAGGACAACAGGATCTGGCAGCAAACGCGCCTGGTGGAGTACTTTAACAATATGCCCGTTGTACAATTTATGTACCCAGGCATCGAAGCTGACGACATCATTTCTCATGTCAAAAATTGTAATACGTATGAGAACTGGGAAAAGATTATAATCTCCAGTGATAAGGATTTTTTCCAGCTATTGGATGATTCTACCTTGTTATACCGACCTATCCAGAAGCAGGTTCTGAACAAGTTCACTCTCGTTGAAAAGTTTGGTATTCATCCTAATAATTTTGCCCTTGCCCGGGCCATGGCCGGAGACCCATCAGATAACCTAGACGGCGTTGGAGGTGTCGGCTTAAAAACTATATCTAAAAGATTCCCTTTTCTGATCGAAGAAAAAAGTTACACTATCGATGAACTTGTTAACTTCTGTGTGGAGTCATGCCAGACCAAAAAGATTAAAGCGTATGAGAGCGTACTAGAAAAAGAAGATATTGTCAGAAGAAATTATAAGATGATGCAGCTTTACGTTCCTCTGCTTACTATCGAGTCGAAAAAGGATATTAATAATATCTTAGAGAATGCTGATATAACTTTCAATAAGACTGAAATTATTAAGCTAATGAACGAAGATGGCTTCGGGAGTTTTGACTGGTTTGAATTACAAGGTAATTTAAATCGTATTGTTGCTGGATAATATATTTCTAGTTGTTATATTATAATCCGGAGACATAATGAAAAACACCACTGTAGATTTCTCTAAATATGGTAAAGACTTTCAAGAGACACTGGCTCAAGTAATACTTGAAGAGC